GCTGTTATATACTCGTCTTCGCTCATGCCGTAGCTATCAGCAATCGCTTTAAATTTACTGTGTTGTGCTAATCTTGGATCGTTCTCGAAGGCCTGTAGTTTCTCAAAGGTGCGGTCATAGTTCTGGCCTTTTTGGGCAAGCGTTCTAACCTCATCTTCGGTGTAGTCTTTTTCTTCATGTAAGAACTTGAGTTTCATAAATGATGGGGTTTCGGTTACCTCTGCTTCTGCTGGTTTGGTATCCTCTGCTTCTACAGGAGCTTCCTCTGTGGCTTCTGGTTCGACTGTCTCCGATGTCTCTGGCTCTAAATCAAACACAACATCACTAAAGTCGTCTGAACCTCCACCGATCTCTGTGTCTGGGCTCATGCATGGTGACATGAACAATCTTGAATTAAACATATATAACCTCTTTCTGCTCTATGGTAGGAGCAAATCTTTTGCTTACAATTGGGCATATATAAAGACCAGACCTAGGGTTGGTCGTAAGCTATCTTATGGAGTTATTGTGATTGCATGCTCTGTTTAATGCCTGACTGCATTAACTGCATAAGTGCCTTCTGTTGTGACTCTGCAGGTAGCTGTTTAATCTGTTGTTGTGTTTGTGGTGGCAAGCTATCATAGAAGTCAGCTTCTTTAGACTGATCATCTTGTTGTTGTGCCTGTTGGTCCTGCATCTGTTGATCTTGCTGCACTTGTTGATCTTGACCTTGTTGGTCCTGTTGTGTTTGCATCTGGCCTTGTTGCGCAGCCATTTGTTCTTGCTGTTGTATTTGCTTCTGCAGGTTTTCCTTGACTCTCTCTATGAGGTCCTCGTTCTTGTAGTTCTCAGGTAAGTTCTCAAGATAATCTATCATGGTAAACAATGGATCTTTCATCGCTAACAAAGTATCTAACATTTGTACTTGCGCAACCTCAGACCAGAACGTGCTTGGCCCAACGTCGCACTTCACGTTCAACCAAAGTTGCTTGAGTACAGAGAAGTCGAAGTCAACCTTCTGCCTTAATCCCTTTGTCTTCACAATGATAGGTCTTGTTCCGTAGTTAGTAGCCATCATGTCTATGAGGATTCTGGCAATGTCCTCTAACCACTCATACAAGTTTGATCTAGTGTTCTCTAGTGGGATAGATGCTTGACGTACTGTAGAGGAAATAGCTGTACCTGATGCCTGCTCAGGATTTATATTGCCTAATGCTGCATCATTGATACCTAGCATTTCTTTAGTGTAGGCAATAGCCATGTCAATGACTTTGATTATCTCGCCAGACATAACCCCGGGGTTAAGTTGTCCTACATAGTTCATAATGCTTTCACCAGGACTAACACCTCGAACTCCGATAGCGCTTGCCACTCTATTAGTAGGCTCTGGTAATCTATCAGCGTTATAAATCATCTTTGGAAACGCTGCGTTCATTAGGTGATACATTACCATAGCGAACTGCCTGTTGATGTATATCTGATTCGGGATAATGTCAGAACATAAAGCACGTCCGTGATACTGGTTCTCTTGCTTCTCCCATAGCATTCCTGCCACTGGATAGTCACTCAAGCCCGTGTCTACGTCCTTATACATGTAAGCACCCTCGGTGCATTTGCTTGCCATGATGGTATCCTTATCAGCGTCATAGGTGTAACAGATAACGTAGAGCGCTTTACCAGAAGCCTTACCGCTATCACTGAGGATTTCTACCTTGGCCATCTCTCCGGCTTCATACTGCCAATTGCTATCTGACGTAATCTTGTCTACCTCTTTTGAGTTCTTGTACTGCTGTGCTTCTCTTTGTAAGTTCTTTACCATGTCTCTACCGGTTACTAAGACGTAAGGTTGTGTGTACTTATCGATCGTAGGATTATTGGGATTGCCCAAGAACACGTTGGTTCCATTAACAAGCTCAAAGCATATCTCGCCTTTTACTTCTCCGAACATACCGCCATAAGGCTTTTTGTTCATATCAAAGTAGATGTGAGAGTAGACATCGCCCATCTGTGCCGCCTTGAATAGTGCATCCCTGATTCTGTTATCCATCTTGAACTTCTCAAATAAGTTTTCGATCTCACCTGTGGCTATGTCGCTTGTATGCTGTTGGTCCTGCATCTCAGGAGTTTGCTGGTCCTCTTCTTCTGCATACTCCAATGGCTCTAGCTTGATTGCTGTCTTAGACGAAGTAATAGAAGCAACGAAGAATGTTATAGCTCGCTTAATGATGTTGAATACAGGAGTTGGTATGCCATTATTCTCTACGTTCTTCCACTGATTGCCGTTGTACATCTCAATGTTGATGTTGACCATATCGGAATAAGGGGGTTCGAGCGTGTTGTTGTACTTGCGTCCATCTAATAGCTTCTGCCAATCGTCTGTATGATCGTAACTCACTGGTTAGCCCTCCTTCCCAACGCAACGTCCATGTCAAAGTTCATTATGTTGTCAAAGCCCTTACGTTGACGCTCAAGATCTAGTTCTTCTTGCTCTGTACGTTTGTCTAAGATAGACTTCTTAGCGTGTCTAAGGCCTACTGAGTACGCTAGATAAAGGAATGAAAAAAGAACAAGCATTGCGCTTGCTCCGATGAATATATCCATGTTCGTCCTCCTGCCGTGTACATTTTGGCTATATTAAAGTTATAAGGCGATGGATTAGGGCATTATTTTGATATATTAGCGTGTATTTCCGTAACTCGTGGACACTATAGCAATATCGAGCGATCGAGAGTATAAGGAAGTTTGGCATATTTATTAAAAACACGCTTTCTACTCACTTAAATGGAGCAATTGAAAACGTGTTAATAAGCTGTCATGGCTGAATATGGTCAAATATGAGGTTTTGGTGTTTTATCTACTTGACGTAAGACCCATTATAGGACCCAACTACCTTAGTCGGAATTGTTATTTGTTTCCCCTTCTCATTAAAGGTTCATTAAATGTTCTCTCCACTGTCCACCCTGTTCTTAGTCTGTACTGTATTGTGTTATAGTTTTTATTATACTTCCTACACAAGTTGGACACGGTATCTGATTCTCCATTATATTCAAGAAATTTATTATTACTTCTGTTGTTTTCTTGTTCTAGCATAGTAGACCATCTACAATTATTTGGCTCATAGTTTTCTGTATTTTCTATCCTGTCTAATGTGAGGGTATCGGTGTACCCGTTGCTATTCGCCCAGTCTGAAAATACTTTTACGTCATTCCATTCAAGGCATACAGTCACTCCTTTAGCTCCATAATTTTTATAGCTAATATCCTTCACTCGTTCGCACCTGCTATGCATATTTTTCCATATGTTATATATTCTCTTCCCATATAGTCCGTGTTTTGTGGGTTTGTATATTATCTCTCTCTTTGTGCATCCGCATGATTTATTGACGCTTTTTTTAATTCCCTCAGTACTTTTGATAATAACGGTTCCACAGTCACACAAGCATTTCCACTTAGTCTGCTTACTACTATCAACCTCTACAAAATTGACAACAATTAAATTCCCAAACCTCTGCCCAGTTAAATCATTAAAATTATGTGCATGTTTAGACATAGAAATAAACACCGCCTTTCGTGTATGCCTTACTTGATAGGTGGGAAAGGAACTAAGGCTAGTTCTTTATCACGTTGCAACGCTATTCCCACGCTTAATTATACCATATTTTAGGATTAATTACCATGCCCAAAATTCTTTAGGCATCTCTCTACCTAAGTCATTGATCATCTTATTATATCGTCCCTGTTCGCTCTCTGGATCTACTTCAACAGGCTTGATCATTAACGTTCTTCTCATATAGTCACCAGCCATAGTTAATGTGTCGGCGCCATCGTCGTGTTTGTTCTTACCCATCTTAACATAGCTTGTAACCTGTCGCATGAACTTGTCGTAGTCGCTACCTATCTCGTAATCCTTGCGGAAGTACATGTACTCTTTGTTATATCCAGCACACATAAGTATTCTTGTTTCTTTGTTGGTTGTAGCATTGCATGTAATAACAGAACAGTAAGACTTACCTTCTATTAACTTAGCTACATTACGACTGTACTGATAACCACCGTTATTACTCTCTATCTGCATTATCTGAGTCTTTGTATCAATAAGCTGTTGTGCTACTAATGGCTCTGTTATCTCCACACCATCCTGAGTAAACACAACGTCTGTAATATAAGTGTACTCACCGTAGCGTTTGCCAATCAGTGAGCAAAGGTAATCATCACCTTTATCAGCTGTATCAGTAAAGCCTACTATGGCATCAGGAGTCTTAGTTAATATATCCGCTAAGGTGAATCGATTAAGCTCTTCTATAGGATAGAGCAAGCCTTTAGACTCAATAGGGTGCTGCATGAACTCAGCTTCCCAGATAAAGTCTTCTGTGATCTTGCGAAGTGAATGATACTCTGCTGTTGTTTTGATCTCTTCGCAGAACGTCTCACCTTTGTCGTTGAGCGCTGATATACTAAGCACCTTAATATTAGGGTCGTATGCTTCACTCTCAGGATCTGTGAGATGGCCTATAGGGTCCTTACGAGTCCACCGTGTGGCTATGTGTATTTCAGGACAGCCCTTCTCTAGCCGACTCATATGAGTTGATCCATACCAGTTCCATATATTATCAATAACTGTTTCGGATAAGGCTTCTTCAATGTTTTTTACGGGATCGTCGAGTAAAGAAATTAGGCCACAACCAAAGCCAGTTATGGGACCACCTACACCTGCACAAAAATAAGCAGGTTGTGTATTTCCGTTTATAGTCCAGTTATCTATAGCACCCTTAGCTACTATGCCAGGGAAAACCTTCTTAAACTTAGCGCTTGGAATAATCCCATCTCTTATGTCCTTGCTAAACTTCTCGGCTAACTTAGCTGCGTAACTATTTCTCATTATAGATCCGTTAGGGTGCTTACCTAGCATCCAAGCGCAGAACAGTGATGTTATATAGCTCTTGCCTGCCCTTGGTGGCATACTTATAGCTAGCTTATGAGTTATTCCCTCAGACACTAATTGTAACTCGTCTGCAATCAACTTTAGATGGGGCTTACCGATGGTGAAGAAAGATGAGTCCATATATACGCAGAAGTCATAGAAGGATCTACTGGCCTGTTCAATCTCTTCTATTTCTAATAGCTCTATTAACTCAGTTTGTTCTTTTGGCGATAAGCTCATTAATTCTCGCCTGCCGTTCTGCTGCTGTCGCTATTTCTATGGGTGCTCCTTCTGGCCCGGATAACTCCATACCTTGAGTAGCCTTGCCCCATGCTCTATCCATGATGATCTCTGCTGCCCTCAGTTGGTCCTTGTGATCCGATATACCGCTCTCCATTATGAAGATGACTTTCCTTAATGCAGATATGCTATGTTCTTTTGCGAGGTCCTTGAACTCCTGTGGTATCTTTGGCCTACCAGAAGGGTTTCCGCTCTGTCCTGGCTTGAATGGCTTTCCTACTGTTGTTTTGGCGTTGTTAGCACTAGGATTCTTTGCCTGTTGCTTTGGCGTTAATTCCATTGTGCGTCACCTCCTTATGTTATGTATATCGACTGGTTTTGCTGCATCATCCTACTAAACGTATCAAATACAGGGCTGTCTTCGTACTTCCTCAGCACTTCTTCTCCATCTTTGCATCTGCCGATATAACGATCATATTTCACACAGCTTCCGCAATTAATCAGGCTCCTTGGATCATTCTGTAATCTCATAAATTCTGAACATGAGGACATGACCAACACCCCCTATATTTCTCCTTGCACTCTCAGGATTGATTGAAGCGCATTGCATTGACTTGCTATTGCCTTTAGGCTGTCGCGCCCACTGGTGTACTTAGCTTCTGCTAGGTCCCTAGTGAACTTAAGATCTGCTGTTTGACCTCTCGCAACGTCTGGAATAAGTGTGGCCTGTAATCCCTGCAGCTTTAATTCCATTATCTTATGTGCTAGTGCTGCTCTGTACTGTTGTTCTGCTGTTGCGCTTGCTTTGGCTAGTAGGAATAGGGCATCTGACCCCTTGCCTAGTCTTTGACTTGCGTCATGTATTTCTTGGGCTATGCTCACCGTTTCAATGGTTGCTCACCTCTATTAATTATTTGGTAGAAGCATTAAGAGTTGAACTTAAATCAATCGGTTATAAGCCGAACGCTCTTCCATTGAGCTATGCTTCTATTTGAACACAAGAAAAGACGCACCCATTTAGGTACGCCCTTTTGTCGTTTACGGCCTGACTAGGCTTTAAGTTGTGTCGAGTAGATATGCTCACACTCTTAATAATGTAATTATATCATGTTTTCTGGCTGTTCCAATGGTCAAATAGTGGCGTATGCTCTCACTATCGTCTATTCTCTCTCTTTGTCTGTTCTGCCACCAATACATCTGTTAACCCAAATAGGCTAGTTGCCACTGATGATAATCCTCTATTGTGTAGCCTGTAGCACCATCTTTTGTCTAAGTTGATTACTTCCGCTATATGTTCCCACGTCTCCCTTTCCCTGTTGATATATCTCTCTTGCAAGATAACCCTCTCGTTTACTGGGAGCCCCTCTATAGCCTTCTCTATCCTGTCTGACAAGTGTTTAGCTTTGATGTAATCCCTTTTCCTCTGTTGGTGTTCTTCGTCAAAGGCTAGTTTAGCTCCGTGTTCAAGTTGTACCAATGAGCTATGCCCTATCTGCTCTCCATAGGTGGCACACATCTTCGCGCTTGTTTCATATACATCTTCTATGTCTTCGTTTAGGCTCTTTACATATCGTTGTTGTGATCTAAACCCCTCAAGGTGACGCTTTGTAAGTTGTAGCGCATCTTGTTTAGCTTCTTTTATTATTTGTCTCTCTATTCTCTCCGCTATCTCCTTCATATGTTCCCCTCTCTAAAATCCTATTACCCATCCACCCAACTTAACTGTCAAGCTGATCCATGCTGTTAACACAATGCATACAATTGAAATTATTGAAAGTATTGCTATTACTTGAACCGTTCTAAATATAAAATCCTTACATAATTTAAACATTGTCCTATCCCCTCCATCATCTACCTACAAGGTGAGTAGCCACACGCATAGCACAGAGCGCATCCACCTTGGGGTATTAGCTTGTTCCCACACTCCGGACATACATTCTTATTCATTGTCTTCCTCCTTGTTGTACCAAAGGCTTATACCATCCTCAAACATTTCACACTTTCCATCATTGTTAATCACAATCCGTTCCTCGCTCAGGTTCTTCATACAGTTATCTTCCCAGTAGTGCACGCATTTATCATTCATACACATCATATTTATAGCCATTACTTATCTTCCTCCTTCATACCATTAGAAACGCTTATCAATATACAGGACATAAATCCAACTAATCCCCCAATGACTCCCCCGACAACTGCGCTAAATAAATCTAATATCATTTGAGATACCCCCTCTCTTTATCATCCTTATCTATTTGTATTTGTACGCCGCATCCGTCACATTCCTTTGTCCCTGCGTGGGTATAACCGCAACACCCTTGACAATTCTCATTCTCGCTAAACATCTGTCTCCGTTCAAATGCTTCTTTACCTTTCATCATCATTTCTCTTCCTCCCTATTTCGCATTAACGACTCAATAGCTCCCACGGCTACTGCTGCAACATGGGTTAATTCCTTGAGGATATTCTCATATCCGCCTTCATGCTTCTTCGTTGCGTTGTTGAGGTATGTCTCATTAACCGCCTGGCAATACTCGCCGAACTCTTCTCCTAGTATCCCTACCCATGCTTGTTGTGCGTGGTCTTGGATGCCCCATTTCGCGTCCTGCCTGTTGCGTTCTTCGTCTATTATCCGAAGTGCCACAGCCCTTGTGCTTACCGTCCATTGCGGTTTATGGTAAAAGGGAAGGCATTCGCTTGTACACCTTCTGAGATATTCTCCTGTATTTTTACTACATTCTGAGCAAAGTCTTTCTTTCATCCCCTAAGCCCTCCCTTTATTTGGACAAGTTCTGCATGGCAGTAATTCCTTGTCGTGGAAACGGAAACTGCACTCGTCACACTGTATTTTTATCATTTCGCTACCTCCTGTTGAGTTGATGTTATCTTATTATCCTCTCTGATCTTCTCCCAATAAGTAGGGTATAGGTTCTCCATATGCCCTTCCCAATACCTACGCCATGCTATTGATTGATGTGGGCTTTGTTTCCCTAGAGAATGATGCTCTAGGCATAATGTAACGATATTTTGTAGATCATTTTTACCGCCTTGGCTCTTTAGTTGGACGTGGTGGTGGTTGATATTGCTTGAGTAGCACCCCGGGAACTGGCATCGTCTTTCGTCCCTCTCGTCAACTTGCTTATACGCTTCTATTTGTGTTGTCTGCTCTTTACCTTTTCTGTGTTTTTGTCTGCGTCCTTTTGACTTCTTAGGCAATTGGAGACTATCCCAGAACGCTTCATTGCTTTCTCTTGTGGCCTGTGCTTGTTCCTCGAATTTAAAAACTACCGGAACATGTTTTTTACTCCACTTGCTCTTCCTCTGTAGGCTGATGTTAATCACCCCTTATTGTTGTTTTATACTATCTTTAAGATTAGATCGTACTTAGCTTCTAATAGCTTACGTTTAATCTTAAATACTGCTGTTTCCATGCCCTTCACGTCTTCTATCTCTACATGACCATCTGGATATAAGACTGCGAAGTCTGCTCTGTACTGTATCTCCCTAATCAATTTACCGTCTTTTCTTCGGTACTTATCATGTAGGACATATGACGGTTGTAAGAGGAAGCTATTTATTTCTCCAAGCTCCTTTAGCATTTTTAGTTCACAATATCTCCCTGCTTCTTTTTTACTATCGAAGGTGATACCGTCTATCGTTGTTTTGATTGCTCCGTACTTGCTCCTTGCCACGTTTTAAGCCCCTTTCTATTTGTCAAAGGATGAATGTATCAATAGTATCTCTGCGTCGCTTAGAGGACGTTTCTGGCTCCTCTGAGTGGCACATACGCCTAATTGGTCAACCCACCCATACTCCGCTTTCTTCTGAACTATCTTAACCCCACAAAGTATATGGCTGTAATCGCTTATCTTTTTCAAGTCCTCCAAGTTCTGCGTTTTCTTAAACCTACTTGCATATTTTATGATGTTCGCCAGGCAGAAGTCCTCCGCCAATCCCTTGGCTATTATTAGGTCCATAGGCTCAATGACGTTTGAGCTTTTGTAGTGTTGTGATCCCTCAGTCTGGCAGTATTCCCTTCCGGCTTCTCTGATTTTGTAGATCGATTTCATGCGGTTACCCCTTTCTTAACAAACAAACTTGGTCCCAACTTCCAGTAAGACTTTGCTACAGCTCTTTGCGCTACTTGCTCCGGCGTTAGCTTCTTAGTCCCTATGGCATCCGCTACCGTCCATCCGTGCATTAATCTCCATTGCAGCGCCCTATAAGTTACTCCGTTTGACTTCGCTGTCTCGATGTTCTCTGCGTTGTACACTTCCTTTCGCTTCTTTACTGCCATTTGCTCAATAATGTCTTTTCTTTGCATAATTGGTGTTGTGGCTGCTTCCTCCATCGTCATTCCTTGCCTACTTACTCGGCTGTAGAATACGCATAGTGTGACGTTGTTCTCCTTTGCTACCTCTAGCCATGGTCCGTACTTCCTGCTTTTCCTAGAGGGTTGTGTGATGGCTTTCTCTACGGTCCAACCGTTTGTTCTGACTCGCTCAGTTGCTAGGCGCTCGCTAATGCCATTTTCTAGAGCTATGTTGTACTGTTGTGGCGTGATGTAGAAGCTGTATGCCATCATCTAACCTCTCTTATCGCTTGGTCCTTATCGTGTTCATGCTCTGGCCGGCCCCACTTGAATATGTCCCTATTACTTGCCATACCGTGTCTCTGTCTCCATTGCTTTATTGACTTATCTGATCGGTTCATTTGCTCCCCTATTTGCTTATC